GGGAATCAATTGTGATGGCATCAAAACCTGCAGTATTTAACATAGTCGCAGTATTTGCAGTAACCACATTAAAACATCCATAATTTGTTGCAGCTACTACAGAAGTGAAAACTCCTGTTTCGGTAAAAGTTAGTTGTCCATTGGTATGTGCATAAGTCGAAGCAACCCTTGCAAGTTCGTGAGTTAAAAGTGTATCGTTAATATCTTGTACGTCTCCATCTCCTATTGCCATCCAATGGAAATCATCAGGTTGTGTAGTACTTCCTATCTGAGCACAAATAGCGTCAAATCCTGCATAAGTAATCAGGTTAGGCACTTCCCTATCGAATGCTAAACTGCCGTCCTTGTTATGACCGATAAGTCTTACCTTACCGCAGATTTTAAGTCCTTCTTCTGCTTTCTTAATTCCTGACATTTTAAACGAATCTCCTATTTTGGTTTTTTCTTCAAACATTATTGTTCTCCTTTCTATTTATAATAAAATCAATTATATTTATTTTATTTTTATTATTTATGTCTAAAAACCCCTAATCTTGGGAATAATATATATAGAGCAAGCTCTAAAAAAATATAAGGAGGTTTTTAATATGTTATCTTTAAGAAAAAGTAAATTAGGTTTTACGTTAATCGAATTAATGGTCGTAGTAGCCATTATCGGCGTGTTAGCACTATTAGGATTGAGACTCTACACTGGTCAACAGCAAAAGGCTAAAAATGCTATCGTTAAAGCAAATGCTGGCACTATTCAAACATTACTTCAAGCAGAATTGGCAGATGCTACTTTTTCACTGGTTAATGATATGTTAACTGCTACTCCCAGTTTATTTGCTAAATCAGGTATCCATGTTCCTGATGGAGGTTTGCAAACTGTAAATGGTACTACCATAGGAGAAGTAGAGGTTACTATCAGCGGTGGTGATGTATTTGTCGTTAATGGTTTTTCTTTTTCCCCTGATGATGAATATGTATATGGTGATACGCCCCTAACAGCGAGGAAGTAAATGGAAAGAATAAAGAGAATTATTTGACAAACTTTAAAAATCTGATATACTAATATTACTTAACCACAACATTGCCCCTGCGGTGAGGGTACGCAGGGGTCTCCTATTCTTTTTTAAAGGAATGATTATTTATAAATGAAAGCCTATATGCGGAAAGTCGGTAAGACCTTGCTGTTCGGGTTGGTTATATTGGCTATTGGGTTGATTCCATTATGGTTAATTGTGTCTGAAGCAGAAGAAAGTAATCTAATTTTTTATATAGGGTTTATAATAGTCATAATATTTATTGCAGTAATTAATTTTTTTGATATGTAATTTATTTTTTATATTTATTTAAGTAAGTACTGGTAGGGGTGACAGTAGTTTCCTTTTTATATTTATCAAGATAAGGACTGGTAGGTTTAACAATTTTTTCTTTTTCTTTTTTCCCATAGAATAATATTTCTTCTAATTCTTTTTCACCATTCCACACTGCTAAAAAATCTCTCCAAGCAAGAGAACCAGGAATAAAAGCCTTCCAGGAATAATATATTTGATTCAAGGCTCTCTTCTTTTGCCAGTCTTCAGTTGCAGTTGCATAATTATAAAGTCCTAAAGCTACTTGTCCCGCTGGTGATAAATATGTTGGTAAGACTCCTATAAGGAAACTTCTTCTATATCCCATAGCGGTCAATATTGCCCCACCTATTACGAGATATTTTAACCAATTAACCCTTCTTGACCAGGGGAGTGTTGGTCCATCTTCACCGGACCACGAAGGTCGCCCTTTAAGCCCCCTATGTATTGCTTCTCTGGTAAATTTAGCAAAGTAATTCATCCACCAACTCTGCAGTCGTGTTAATGGGATGAGTGCTTTATATCTGAATACACCAGGCATACCCATAGGGATATATTGATATTGAGTGCAACTTGAACCAAATTCCATTTCCTTCAATAATTTTTCTTCTTCGCTGGGATACAAAAATCCCTTTGGTGTATCTTTAGTTCTCTGTGGATCAGCCCAGCCATATTTCTTAAATTTAGGATTTTTTATTAGTTCTAATATATTCCAGTAAGACGCTTTCATTCCCTGTTTGGCATTATTGACTGCTACTATTCCATAGGGTTGTAACCATATCTTCTCTAATTTTCCCATTAAATCAGTAGGTAATTCTTCAAAACCTGTATAAGATTTCATGAATAAACTTTCACTTAATAGACCTTTTAAATTCTTATCTATCGAAGCTGGCAAGAATGATTTTATAGTAGCTTGTACACCATACAAAGCTAAATTCTGCACCTGCTGAAAAGCATTTCTTATTATCTGTCTTGGTACCCATCCCATCGTACCTGATATAATCATTCTTCCCGATAACGAGAATAAATGAGTTATAGGTGTTCTTCCTACACTTCTACCGAATGGACTCAATGCTTTATCGAATATGCCCTTCAAACCGCTTTTGGTAACTATTCTGTTTAAACTTGCATCTAATTCTGTTTCTTGACCTTTTATAACTTGATTAATATAATCTATTAACCATTTTTTAGTAGAAGCAGGCATAACTTGAGTTTGTTCGTAAGCTGCCTGTTCCGCTGGTGTGAGATTTTTATATTCCGGCAAATCTTTAGAGATAGCATTTAATTGTTCATTTAAAAACTTCGCAGGTTGGGCTAAATGTATTTCCTTTAACCCGTTCCATAACATTGCTTTAGTGACTGCCCTTATGTCTTTACTCCACAAATCAATTAAATCATCAGAGAGTTTCCGGTGAAATTCCATTGGGTTAAATATCTTCTTGCCTACCATTTTTTCAGACCAGTATTTTATACCTTGTGGAAATGGGTATTTACCCTCCAGCATCTCTTTAGCCATTGCGTCAGCGGTATGTCTAAAATAAGCAGTCTTATATTTGATAGGCGGTAAATCTAATTTTTCTCTTACCTCATTTTCTCTTCTCCAAATATCCTTACTTAAATTTCTGAAATATTTAAAAACATCTTCTTCTTTTGGGGATAACCCTGATGGTGTTGTTTCGTGTTTATTAAGTAATCCCGCCATTTTGCTTTCGGCTTTGGTAGGAATATTTTTGAATTTAGATTTTATTATTTCAAATCCCGGTGTCTTGGCAACTTGATTCAGTTTATTAACCATCCTATCTACGAGGTTACTTGATTTTCTAAATTCTAAATCAAACTCTTGCTTGCCCTTCTCAAATGGCTCTACTAATGATTTTATGCCTAATTTTTCAGCATAATAAGTCTGGTCAGTTAAAAGCCATATAGGGGTAGGCTCACCATATTTCTTTTGGAAGAAACCTTCTGTGGTTAGTTTCATAGTTCTCGGTATACTTGGCGGTACTAATTTACCATTCCTGTATTTAGGTTCTGGTAATCTATTTAAGGAATCAATAAACATCTCCGCTTCTTCTGGTGTCATCTTTTCGATATATCTTTTGCCAGTCATTGCTTCAGCTATCTGCCTATATTGTGGTTTTAATTTCCCTTCTTCACTAACCATAGCTCTGGATTTAGCGATAGAGTAAGATTTATTGATTTGTGTTGGTGTAGCTAATTCTACTTCGGCTTTAACTTCTTCTTTCACAAGTGCAGGTGCTTCAACTACCGCAGGTTTCTCGGTAACTGCTTCGGCAGGTTTGGCTTGGGTGGCTTGGGTGTAGAAGTCGGTAAGCTGATGAAGTCCTAATTTTCCTTCTATGTGGGCATTAAAAAGATTTTTTTCGGCTTTTGTTAATTTTGCTGTAAATGATGTATTCGATAAACCACCAAACTGATTTTTCTTTGCCATAACTTTAGATACTGCTTTCTCAAATTCCTCTGCACTCCCATACTTCCTCGCTTCCTCTGCCAGCCTTTCAAGCTCGGTAGGGATAGCGGGGGCTACCTTCGGTGTCGGCTCAACTACTGCTTCTTTCTTGACTACCGCAGGCTCAACGGCAGGTGCAGGGGTGATCGTGGTGGGTTGGGGTTCTTCCTTCAAATATTCTTTAAACTTTTCTTTAAGTTTTACCTCTCCCTGTTCGGGTGTTTTTTCTCCTGTAAATATTTTTCTTATTTTATCCGTCATTTTATTATCTATTACAGTTTTAGCAGTTTTAATATCAGTATTAACAAATTTAGAAGCTAATTTATCAGTTCCTTTAAAAAATATATCGTAATATCCTTTGGCTCTATCGCTTGGTTTAATTTCATAAGTATTATTGGCCAATTTATCTAAATCTAATAATTTTGCAAATGGTCTTGTATCAGGCTCTTTCACCTCTGCCTTCAATACCTCTTTCGGCTCAGCGGGTGGGGTAACTTTGGCGGGTTCTGGTGGTATTATTTCTGGCTTCTCTACTGCCTTCAAAAATGCACTTGCCAACGCAGGAGAAGTGTTTAATAATTGCTGTGTAACCTGTGATACTTTGACAGGGTCTAAACTTTGTATCATCTCTTTAGTTAATTGTTGGGTTGCGATCCAAGACTTTGCTATCTCATCAGCAGGGAGTCCAGCGTATAATTTAGTTCCAAAAATACCAACTTTTTGAGGAAAAGTAAGCCCACCTGTTTGTTCTACAATTTTTTCCAGCATTTCTCTTGCGGCGGGACTTTTGTTCGTTGCCTTCAGAAAAGTATTCATCTGCTCCATCACATAATAATCATTATCACTTAAATTAGAACTAAGTTTCCCTGTCTCTGGGTCTAAAGCTTCTCTTGCCCTTCTAAATACCCCTGTCAGTTCTTTCTCATTGAATTTGACATTCTTGACTTTAAAATTAGCATTAAGTAATAAATCTGTAAATTGACCACCCATTAATAATAAAAATCCCTTCATACCGAATGAAGATAAATAATCAAGACCAGGGTTTTCTTTTTTAAATACGATATCTTTTAACCCTTGTAATACACTTTCTGCCTGACCATATTTATCACTTGGACCAATAATAGCAGTCTTTAATATCCCTTCTTCTTTAAAGGATTTTTTCCAGTCTTTTGGAGGGTTTATACTGCCATATTTTATTTTATTAAACTGCATATCTTTTATTGTTTCATTAAAAGGAACACCTGCTTTATCTTCTGTAGCAGTAAGAAGTTCATATAAATATGCTATTTGTGCTTCATGTTTTGTATAACTTCCTCCTTTTTTAATAATATCTATGTCAAAAAAATGCGTATCTTTAGGTTGTAAAGGAATATCTCTTCCTTCTAATGAAAATACTTCTTTTGCTAAATCTTCCATTTTCTGTAATTCGGGATTTGCTTTTTTTTGTTCTTCCCAGGTTCCTAAAGATGTTTCTATACCCATTTTTAATTCTTCGGGAGTAGTAGGTTTTTTAACGCCTATCTGTTCTAAAAGAGTTTTAGGTTTATCTTCTGGTTTAGATATTGGCAGTCCTTCGATTAATGGCTTTATTTCAGGAGTAGTTTCAGGCAAAGATATACCGCCTGTAGCTTTAGCATCTACGCCTAAACCAACTTGAGGTTTATATTTATTCAAAAAAGAAAAAGGTTCTTGTTCTTCTTCTTCTTTTATTTTATATTTGTCTAAAAATGAACCCATTATATACCTACTTTTGATATTTTCCTCTTTCTATTAATTTCTGCCAAAAGCCCTTATTTTCTTCAAACTTGGGGAATTGGTTTAAATCTACTTCTGGATATTTTGTTTTTATCTCTTCTAACTTCTGTAAATATATATTTAATAAAAATTTAAAATTATCTTGTGGGGTCATACCATCTTTATCTCTTACATTAGATTTATCTTCTGATAATACTTTTAAATCTTCCGCTATTCCTTTTACTTCTGCAATCAGTGCTTCTTTCCAAGTGGCATATTTAGGTCTATATGCATCTTTTGATTGTGCCAGTAAATCTAATGCTCGATTATATTCTTCTTCTGTCTTTGGTCCTGTTTCGGATTTAATATCAAACATTGCTTCCCAATTTTTCAAAGTAGTTACTGTTTCACCTTCTATCTCACCACCGCCGGCAGTCCCCAATATCTTCTTTTTAACTTCTTCGGGAGTGAAGGTTATACCCTGTTCTTTCCCATAATCTAATTCTTTTTGTAGATTGGTTCTCTTGTCTGTATCAACCCATGCTGAAAAATGCTTTAGAAGTGTATCAGTACTAAATTCACCCTTTTGCCACCTTTCAATAAAAAAACTATCCGCAGCACTTAATTGTGGAGCTTCTTTCGGAGTCGGCTCTAACCCTGTCGGGATTAATCCTGCTTGTTCACCAACGGCTTGACGAATGCTTTCGGGGGTCTTGCCGTATATGTCAATAGCTTCCGCTCTGGTCTGTGTTTCTTCTTGTTTTTCCTTTAATGCCGGTATATTATTTAATACTTCGCTTAAATCAACATCAGGCATTAGGGCTTGTACACTATCCCAAGGTATTAAATCCAACGTGCCTTCTTTGGCTGATGTCTGGATCATCTTAACAAAATTTAACACCTGTGCATTATATTCACGCAAGTTAATAGCATTTTGAGACATTTTCTCTTTATCGTAGGAGGCTTGATTGTTTATTATATCTCCAAATATCCGAGAATAGTTCTCCCCTACTTTTGTTGCCGTTAGACCAAGCATAAGTTTATCTACATAAGAAGGCTCTTTGCCTGACATCTGCCATTCTTGCAGAGCAGCTTGAAGGTCTTCCGTAGCCTTTTTGGCTATCTTTTTTTCTTTTATAATCGCCCCTATCTGAAAACCCGTTCCGAATCCTGTAGAAAAATCACCCATAAAAAATCACTTCCTTTTAAAAAATTATTGCTGCAAGTATTCCTAACCCTGTTCCCAATATATCCCAGAAATTCTTTTTCTTTGCTGCTTTTGCTGCCGCATCTATTTCCATTTGAGTTAATTGTATTTGTGTGCTTGCCTGGAATTGTGCCATTTCCATATCATAACTATGAGCTAAAGCATAATTTTGTTTTGTATAGGCATCGTTAATCGCTAACTTATACATATCTACTTGTGCCTGCCATTGATACAGAGTCGGTTGATACTGCCTCCAGCTTTCCTCACTTAAATAAGATAAGAATTGTACGCCCAGACCTAAAGCATTTTGATAAGAGGCTATCTTCATTAAAGAGTCCTGTATCGCCACATCCCTCATCACGTTAGCCATTGCAATCGTGCTTTTGGAGGCTAACTTCATCCCTTCGCTAAAAGCCATGCCAGAATCGGATAATCCCTGTGCCGCCATCCTATCTTCTAAATTCCTTTGTGCCTGTGCAGTGCTGGCATTGATAATTTCGGCTTCCCTCAAGAATAACTGTTCTTTAGTTTCCTCTCCCATTCCGATACCGCCCTGTGCAATAATATCAGATATTGCCCCGCCTACCTGTGTTGATAACGCCTCTAATTCGGCAGTAGGTTTGTAGGGTGGCAAGGCTGGTGCGCAAGGAATTTCCAGATTGGCTATTGTCGGTATGGTCGGGGGAGGAGTCGGTGCAGTAGTTATGCCTTCTCTATTTACAGTAGGTCCGGCAATCCCTTCATATTCCAAAGGTTCAGGGTGAAATTTGTGCCACTCTTCTAATGTTCCGGTAAACCCATATTGAGGATTGGTTAATATTCCTGTATTCTGATCGTAAGTTACTCCTGATGGGCTTGCCTCTAATTGAGAAGTAGTGGGGATAGTAGTAGGTGTAGTAGTGGTAGTGGGTGTAGTAGTTGTTCCTATAGCAATTGGCAATGTTCCTGTATTCATATATTTAGTATAAGCATTTGATATTTTATCTGAAGTATTAAGTCCATATCCACTTTCATACTTTACTTTAAATTCTGCAAAAGTCATTTGTGCCATAAACAATCATCTCCTAAAATGATAATCCCCTTAATTAACCTTTCAATGTTTGCTTGACGGTTATACAAATATGAAAATTCCCTTTAGTGTTAGCGTCAGGAAGGTCTACCTTCAATACTTTTACGCCTTTAGTTTTATTAGTTATATCGCTTATATTAATAAGAGTCTGTTTGCCCGAATAGGGTCCCTTATATCCACGCCACGCTATCGCCTCATCATCAGAAACATAGAGACGATATCTGGCGGTGTTAGGTTCGGTATGCACATCATACGTGGAAGGTGAACCAGCAATAGTGCAACATATAACCCACTCACCATAACTTATCCCAAAGACATTACCTGCATAAGCACGAATCCAATAACAAGTTAACGGTTTTAATCCTGATAAGGTCATACGATATATACAGGGAGTAACGAATCTGCCTATCTCTCTTACTGCATACATACTGGAATCGTATTCACTGTCATATTGATAATATTCAAATCCCCTAAAAGTATATCCATCTCCCGTGCCAGTAATTTCGCCTACTGCGGTTAAAGTGGTTGATTGTCTATCTTCGCAAGCCTCATTAATGGTTTCAACGGTAGGAGGTTCTGTTGGTTCAAAATAAGTAATAGTTAATTTTATATAATTTTGGAAAAGAAGGCTATCATACCACACTGTTTCCAGACCAGTAGGTGGGTCATTATCAATATCTTCTTTAGATAAAAGAACGAATTTAGTTAATCCACCTTTATTGATATAATCAAATCCATTACTATTTAATGTAAAATTACGATAATCTGATGGTGTAGTTAATTCCCCTAAATTTTCTCCATTGTAATGAGTAAGGTCGTAATCTCCCAATACTACTGGATTACTCGCACTACTTGCTCCCCTGATGATAATATTAAAATCTGTATCAGAATAATCTTGTAACAATAGACTATGAATATTAATTGTTGCCGCAGAAATTATTGCATCAGTTGGTATTCCAGAAGTATCAAAATATATAAATCCACGTTGAGTGTAATAATGATTGTTTTGAAATCCTTGTCCTACTCTAACAGCAGCCTCACTTTTATAATCCCCAATACTTTGATTCCTGCCAGTATAATAATTGTCATTTGCTGCGTTATAAACACATCCTACATAAGAAGCTGCACAAACTATTTGAGCCATTATTTACTCCTATAAAGTTACTGGACTTCGATAATCTGTTGGGTAAACATCGACATAAATATTATTTACTTTGGTCATTTCTTCGTCTATGCGAAAATAGACATAGCCAGGATGGTCGTGGTCGCAATAAACTTCGGCATTATAGGCAACTACTTCCTTGCCACCCCCAGAATCAACTAATAGACTTCTTTCTTCAAGTTCATCCATTAATTGCATAACTTTAGCGTAAAGTTCATCATAAATTTTCTGTAATTTGCTTATTGCTTCGGCATTAGTATCTACTTGGGCTATTTTGACTTCTTCGGTAGGCATTATTCGGGACCCCACTCCTTTTCCTCATCACGATAGACAATTTCAATACCTTGAATTTCCCAATAAAGTTTATTTGACATAGAAGGTCTTAATTTTATTCCCCTACAACGTTGTCCCCCACCAGGTAAATCAATTTTATACCACCTTGTTGTCGTGGTAGTTGCGGTTATAGATTGAGTGACAGAAGTAACTTCGGTTGCATCATCTAAAGTATAATTCATCGTTAAAGTTGCTGCCCCGGTAGATTTTATTTTTATATATATATTGTAAATTTGCTTCCATGTATCGGGATTTCCAAAATAAAGATAAGGTAAGGTATCATAAGATTCTATATTAGAATTACCCGTCTCTTTAGCATCATAAAGTCCAGAAAAAACATCATAGACCCTGCCTACTGTCGTTGACCCAGCTTTAAGAGAATCTTCTCCTGCCTGACCCCATACCGAATAGACATTAAAGGCAAAATCAAATATCCCATAAGTGCCATCTTTAAAATCAAAGTAGACTGTTTCCGAAGGAACTTCGTCTGTCCCTTTAGGATAAGAGAGCATATACTTGCCGTCATAGAAGCAGGCACAAGATTTATCTATGTGAGCCTGATTTATATTCGCCTTTAGATATTTATTTAAGACCACATTTAATTCTTTGACTTGGTCTATATTTACGATATACAATCCGTCTTTATGTAAAAAGACAATATAATTATCACAGTCAACCAATGAACGGCTGGCATAAACACCTTTAGAGGAATAACTATCCTTAAACTGGAAATAATCAGCACTTTCTATCTGAGCCGATGTCCCTAACAATCTTTCTACGCTGTTTTTAGTCGTTACCTGCAAGGTGTGTAATTGATTAATAATCCCTGTAATATTTCGCATATTCCCCACTGCTATCCAGAAATCAGCAGGAAAGTATTCATAATATCGTTTAGAATAGTGTAATTTTTGGTTAACTGCTAAATATATTCTTCCCCCCCTTTTTGCTATTAAGGAAGGTGCAGAAGGCGGGGCATTATGATTTTCCTCGTGGTAATTTTCTAATGAATTGGCTTGTACTAATGCATCATCAGATTGAGTGCTGACAAAGTTAGCTGTGGTAGTAACATTACCAGCAACAGGTCCATCATAATAATAAGAAGCGCCACCGGCTAAAGTCCGATATATCTTTCTACTGACAATATTGTAATCAGTCCCCGAATATATTGGAACGTTAAGGGTTATTTTCTGGTTTGCGGTAGCAGTCATTTTTGCAGAAGCAACAGAGGCATTACTTTCATTTCCGTCTGCATCTACATAAGTAACTTTAAAATAATAATCCCCTGCCGATAATGAGCCACCTGAAGCAATTGCATTAACCGTTGCTGTAGTTGGAGTGAGTGTTACTAAAGTATAAACATCAGTTCCATCAGTTTTCATTAAGTTTTGATTACCATTAGCAATTAAACATCTATTCACAAAGTCAATGAAAAAGGTTTCTGCTTCGGAAGTTAAACTTCCTTTTAAGAATGTTGCAATACCTTCTGCATCTAAAAAATAAAGAACGGTTCCGCATACTGCCAAGGTATATTTACTTGATTCGGTTTGTTTATAGAAACGATGTAATCCTGTTATTTTATGTTTACATTCAACTATATCGGCTTGAACTGCGGTATGAGTATAAGTTAAGTTTGCAGTCATAGTTAAAGAGATGCCTGCCTGTACGGAAGTGATAGTCTTTGTTTCTTCTCTTACTCCACCTTCATTTATAACAACGGATTCTCCCGCCACAAAACTTGTTGTAACGGCAATATTTAAAACTGCTTGTGCAGCAGCAGAATCAGCGTCAACGGTGGTGGCAGCCACAGGGGTTGCATTATATTTGGCATATCCAGCCCTTTTCATTAAATTACCCCACTCATCGAAACTCATATTTTTAATAGCATCTGCTTCACGGGGTAGGTCTTTGAGCTTTACTTGACAAAACGGGTCGAGGTTATTTCCAATGCGGAAGATTTTCTTTTTTGAGGCCATTTAATCACCTTACCAATCGGGAAATCTTTTTCTACGACCGAAATGAGCAGGGTGGCTGTCAACAATGATGTTATAGGTATCATCCATATCAATGTTTAGGAGTTCTTTCATTCTCTGTAAACCAATCTGGTATTTCTGCCAAAACTTATCACTTCTATTACTTTCCCCTTTTTTCTCCCAGCACATTGAAACCACATAATCCCTGATTAGCTTTCTAAAATTGATTAAGCGGTAATCACCGTTGAAAGGTTTAATATCACCAGATATAGCAACGGCTCTCTCAATCTGATAAAACTTAACTGTATTACCTGCGGATATTTTGCAGTCAAAACCGAGCATATCACCACGCACATAATAACGGGAAGGAGTGCCTGTCTGTTCACGCCATTTATTATTACCGAGAGCAAGCCTCGCTTGAGTGGTTGGTTTTAAGGCAACATCATTGTAATAGACCGCACCTTCGTCAATGGCAATGAAATCGTCTTCCATTCGGAGTTCACGTTCATCAAATATATCGTTAGTTTCACCTACTAAACCTAAAATAGTATAGGTCTTCCATGTCCGCAGGCAAAAGGTCTCGTTGGCTATCTCTTCCTGTGCCTCCTGAATTTCATCAGTTATTTCGGTATCAACCCAAAAGCCTGATGTAGTTCCAGTTTCATTAAGTAATACTCTTATAGATGCAATAAGTTTATCAAGAGTAGATAATAAAGTATCAGTCATTTACTTCACATCCTTACACTGGTTTATATTGAACTAATAATCCACCTGCAGATAAAACAATATAACAACCTGCATCTAATTGACAAGGACTTTCAAACATAATAGGTATCGTTAATTGATTTGCATTATTATAGACAGTTAAAAACATTGATGTAGTTCCACCAGCTTTTTCATTATAAATTACTGCATTTGCCGTTGTGGTATGCCATAATATTATTGATTTAATATATACTGTTCCATTAGCTAACTGAGTAGTAGCTCCAGTTATTAATTTCCATTGCCATACTTCCATAATTTAATTCACCTTCTTTATATTTTTAATGACTTTATCGAATTGACTGATTAATAATTCGATATCAGATTTTAACAAATCTATCTTCGTTTCTAAATCAGCAATCCGTTTCGCCATCGGTTTAATTACATAAGTTTCCATATACTCCTGGCTGATAATCATTGACATAATTGATATTCCCCCTTTCTTATTATTTCTTTTTATTCTTTTTTACTCTTTCAGGCAATTTCTTTATGTTCTTCGTGGCATGCGCCCACTCATCAAATTTCTTCTTGCTTATTTCACCACGACTTAACATGGCCCCGAATTTACGCTGTTGAGCTTTTGATTTGAAAGGCATGGTTAACCCTCCTTAAAACTTAAAATTATCCTTTAATACTTGATGTAGACCAACAGATAACCTTTGTACCTCTTCCTCACTTAAAGCATGATTATTATAGTTGACATCTATCGCATGTAAAATTTCATGTAAAAAAGTTTCTTCTATTTCAGATTTAGCCCTTGCCTTTTTAGGATAACATTTACACAAATAAATAATATCTTGATTGTGGTCAGTTTCCCCTACAAAACCTTCTTCTGAAAGTCTCCCATTGTCCCATACCACTTTATAGACGTGTCCGGCCACTTTTACCTTATCGGGTATCTTCATGTAATTCCTCCGTCCCTACGCTGTCACGGTAGAAGGGATTATTATATTTTGATAGAAATTTTATTCCCTTCTCAATCAATTCACAATTAATAACCGTTCCTTCGATATTGGGATATTCTATTGTGATTAGTCCGTCTTCGTCAGGTTTTATTTCGTGTTCTTCTAACACTTTCACAATTTCCTTAATATCTGCACAAGTAGCTTTTTTCTTATTCATACTTCCCCCTTTTTAAATGGATTGCGGTTTAAGGTTCACCGCAAACCTTTTAATTAATCTTAACTTAATACAACTTCTATACCGCCAATTCCACCTTCTGTTACGTGATTATCTATGCAAACATCTGCAGCATGACCTGAAGCATCATTAGCATAATAAATCGCAACATCAGCAGAGATCCAATTACCGACAATTACCATTTTTGAATTACCAACACTACTCAGAAGGGAAATGCCCCTTGCAAGAGAAGCCTCAGTATGGTCTATTCCTATGATAACATTTTCCTTAATTATCGAATGATAATCCCAAGTTGTACAAGCATGTGCTACAAGTATTCCTGTATCGGTAGCTCTTATATAATTATTACTAATTTCACCAAACATGAACCCACCATCAAGTTGAATACCGACCAAAGGTTGCCAATTTCCGTAAATAGTACATCCCTTTATTTTTATTTTCTGGTTACCATGATAAACGAGTTCCAATGCAGCTGTGCAGATACATCTGATATCAAATATACAATTTATAAACCAAAGTCCATGACAAAAAGGGGTTATTTTTACAAGAGGTGTCTCAGTATCGCCAGCAGCGTTCCTGAAGGCTATATTAAACAAATGACAATTTTCTACAGCAGTAGTTATGTGGACTACACCTTGTATTCTTGGGTTAGAACCAACTCCGACCATATCACAATTATTTGGGAATACAGCTAAATTTTCTGCCCAACCAGGACCACTATCAATATATATTCGAGTTCTGCCTAATCCGCCACTTGCAGTATTATAAGTGTTGGCTGCAGTAATAGCAGCAGCAATAGTCGTGAAAGCATTTTCCCAACTTAATCCATCAGTATTATTTCCGTATTTAGAACAAAAATAGGTTGGACCACTAATTGGCATTGCACCTGCTTCCATCTGCATTTGAACCAATACATCATACAATTCACCTTTACCAAAACCTTGAGCTATATGTCTTTCTATTTTCATTATATTTATCTCCTTTCTAAGAAGGGGGAGAATTAACTCCCCATCTCAATTTTTTTAGTTTTTTTATGTAAGTTAAAATTAGCAATTTTCATACATTGATTAACAAATTCTTCTTCCGTATATGTCTGTTTCATAAAGTTACACATAGAACAACAAGGAACAATATTATCTATTAAATATCCGATTAAACTATCCAGTCTATCAAGTCCATCACTTTTTTCACCACAATAGTAACAAGGTTCATTTAATAATTTAGTGAATTCGTCTAAAGTAATGTTAAATATAAAACCTCTTCTTTTTGCATTATCTCTATATTCTTTGTATTTCCCTTTACTTGTTTTTCTCCATGCTTTTATTAACTCTAAATATCTTTCTTTGTTCTTTTCTTTCCATTGTTTGAAATATTTGTTGAAACTTTCTGGATGGTTTTTGTGCCATTGTTTATTGTTTGCCAATATTTTTTCTTTGTTTTTAAGATAATATTTTTGATGACTTTTTTTGTTACAGACCTTTTTATTTTCTTTATTCTTATACGGCATAGAATATCTTTCATAGTGGGGGTAAGTCCCCCACTATATTATTATTTTATTTTTACAATAATGTTGGGACGGCAAAGATATTTACTCCCCACGCACCATTTAGCACGAGAGGGCAATACATATTCTTCCAAGTCATAATACCGAAACTTGCCATTGGGGTAGCAAGAGTAAAATCAGGTGGGAGAACTTCAAATGCTTGGTCTTTTCCAGCTAACTTGATATTACCAAAAGCATCACTTCCAAAGATAGTGACCATTTGAATAGCACCAGCAGCAACATAAGTTGGTATATCAGCAGCAGTATGTCTATGTGGAGAAGTAGTTTTATGGAAACGAACATTATCAAATTCACCTACTAAATTCCTATAAAGGTCTTTCGGTGCAGCATAATGCTTTAAGTTAATATATTCAGTATCGTTCATAAAATCATACTTCATCGCACCTGCAGGAATAACTCCGTGATAGTAACCATCGGGGAACAAAGGAGTTTCCTGAGATTCTAATATAGCAACTGCTTTCTTGATTAATTCAGCGGTAATCTTATCGCCTGCACCCAATCCAGTAGTATCACATATTCTTGCAGTATCACCAGATTGAGGGGTCTGCGGCATAGTAGGTACAGTAAGGGTAGCACCACCAGTTCCAGTAAAAGTTCTTGAAATACCTTCACATCTACCACTGGTAAAGACAATAACACCAACAGTTGGAGTAACCGCCGCAGAGAGTACAGCTGTTGTAACACTTGAACCAGTAGTAAGTGTAACTTCTTTTGAATAGGTAGTATCACCATCTGCACGCATTCCTATAAATCCCGCAGCAAGTACACTTTGTATTTTTAAATCTAAACTCTTACCCGATTGAATACCTAATAATTTTGCCAATCCACCCAATTTAGGGTCAAAAGCAGTCAACCATAACCTCGAAGAAGGTTTAACATAGTTACCGTATTCATCAAGTTTTGCGGTAACAGTCTGAGCAAAATATTGTTCTGGATTAGTAGGAGGAGTTCCTTCTGCAAGTAAAAAATAATCAGTCTCCATTGTTAAAGGTGCATATCGAGTAAACTCAACATTATCCCCTTTATTTAGAGGGATGTCCATATCGGTCTGTTTTTGAGCAAATTGCTGAAAAACAAGTTCTGGCTCTCTATTTAACAAATAAGTTGCTTTATAAAGAGTCTTAATATCTTTTGCAGCAGTTCCAGCAATAGTTCCATCAGACCTTGCTAACTGGACATAAGGGGCAGTACCAGTTAAAAAATCTGTCATTATATTTCACATCCTAAGTTTTTATATTCCCCTTAGAATGCCAGTTTATCTTTTAGAAATCATAATTGATGTTATGTTTCTTTTTTAACCCTTCAATAACTTTTCTCGGGTCAACACCACTATCAAGTTGTTCCGCAAAATCAACCGGCTTACTCGCTCTCTTTAAAGTTGTGATATCGGAAGACATAATCTGAGCACTGCTCAAATCTTCTTCTTCTTCCTTCAACTCTTTTTTTGCTTCCTCAACAGCTTTCTTTTTAATATCTTCTACCTTGTCAGGTAATCTTTCGGCTACCATTTCACCATAGACCACTTCTCTTGCCTTCAATTTATGAATGTCAAACAGTTCAGGATTTTTCTTCAAGTATGCTTCTACTTCGGCTTCTATTTCGGAGTAAGGGATAACTCTATCTTTGGTCTTTTCCTTTAAGGCATCTATAACTTTTTTCTTTTCGTAACCATAGTTTTGTCCGTATAGCGGATCAATAGCGGCTTTTAATACTGCATCGTTATAGGCTTTAACTTGTTTGTTATACTTGATAGGGTCATCATAATAGAGTTCGTCTTCCGGATATTTAGGCAAGTTAGACTTGATAGCCTGCTGGTCTTTAATCACCGCAGACTTTTCGTATTCATCTATCTTGGCATTAATTAATTCTAAATCCTTGACTTGCTTCTCTAATTCCTTATTCTTCTGTGATAGTTTAGTAGAATAAGCCTCTGTTTCCTTTGACATCTTTATCAATTCTTCAGGGGTCTTATTCTTAAACTTGTCAGGAATAGCCTCTGTAGGTTCTGTAACTTCTCCTTCTACTTCTACTATTTCTTCTTTCTTCTGTTTGATCTCCTGTTTAGCTTTGACCTGCTTTTCCTTTAATTCCTTCAGGTCAGGTGCAATCTCTGTGTCTTTGCTTCCTTTAAGTTTCTCAATTTCAGCTTCAATATTACCTTCTTCTGCTTCTAAAACTTGTTGAGCTTCTTCTAACGAAATCGGGGCGTTTTTATCTACCGGTTCCTGAACGATAGTCTTATTATCCGCTTGTTCTTGCGAGGCGGTTTTAGGATTGTTATCGTCTATTGCCATGAATATAAACTCCTTTTAATTTATATTCCCCTTGTCCTCTCTATGCTTTTTCTTCTATATATTCTATTTTCTCACCACAATCAGGACAATATTTAAGATAATATGAAGCTGTGTTACCTTCTTCACAATCATGGTTCATAATATATAAACCTGGTTTTTCTTCACAACTACAATATTCTATTTCTCTTGCATATTCTCCTGAAAATTCTCTCTCCATTTCCTTACAACAATATTCTTCAATACTAATCAAAGGATAATAAGTATATCCATCACCATGTTCTACACTATATATAACTTTCATATTCCCCCCCTTATTTCTTCTTTTTCTTTTCCTTCCTCTTAACCAATTCTTCCTCATCTTCCAAGCCAATCTTGACTTGAGTAATAATCTCATCTATCATCGTTTCTATAAAGTCAACCATTAATACTTTTGCACGTATTATTGTAGGGTCAGTATTTTTAATGTTGTATAAATAATCTTTACATTCTCGCAATCTAACATCAAAATATTTTGCCTTAAGTATCTTCCATCCATTAGAGTTGACCATTTCAGCCAAGCTATGAGCTTCTTGTGCAGAAAGACTAAGTTCTTTTTCTTCGTCGGTTAATTCTTCTGGCATTTTATTCCTCCTTATCATATATAAATTCTAAATCACCTAATTTTAACAATAAACAAGTTCTTATTAGAGGATTTGGTTTCTCGTATTGTTCTTTTATAAAATTTAAGAATGAATAAGGGTCACCAAATCCAGTTATATTAGGAAATATTCTCTCTTTAACTTCCATTCATTTTATTCTCCCTTCATCCCTTGTGCTTGTCCTCCCACTCCTCGTGTCAGGTAGTTTCCCCCAGGTAAGCCAGCAGGGGTATTCCGGCTTACCTGACCAATCCGAGAGGCAGATTGTGGGGGAGTCTTTGAGGCGTTAGTTTGAGGATTAACTGGTTTCTTTTCTTCTTCGGGTATCAATTCATCTAAATCCTTTATCTTTAACAGTTCGCCGATACGCCTGACGATTACCTGCAAGTTCATAAATGGCTTCATGGCAGGAGTTCCATCGGGATTGTTTATCGGTATCTCATTGCCTGATAAATCTTTCTGGGTGGCAGGTATCATGGTGGTAGCACCTATCTTCATAAAGTCTAATAAGTTCTGTATCTCTACTCTCTTTTCCATGAACCCTGATATACCGGTAGGAATGAAGTCAGGGTTGCCCTTCATCATAATATCTGCTTTGGTGAGTTCAGTTAAGTTAAATTCTGCGGCTTTCTTTTCCCCTAATATCCTTACTGCATCAGCACGCTTAAATTTCTGTATGT